TTGATGAAGCTGCCGATAAATATTACATCGAGGATAAAATTGATGCACAACCTATTATAGAACGTAATAAGGAATTACAAAAACACGACATTAATAAAAATAAAGATTTTAAGTATGTGGCGAGTATTCCTTTAACAGTATTTTATAATATGCAAAGACAAGGGATTATTTCTAAGACGGGTAAAGTTCAAGACCGAGTGGCTTTTGCTAGATTCTTAAATGATCCAGATAATAAATATTTAAAGGTAACAGATAAGAGAATCTAATGGCACTATCAACATTCGCTGATTTAAAAACAAGTATTGCAAACTATCTGAATAGATCAGATTTAACATCTGTTATTCCAGATTTTATTACGTTAACCGAAGCTAAGTTAAATCGTATTCTTCGTATTCGACCAATGCAAAAACGTGTTTCTACAACTTTAACTTCTGGTGATGCGTTTGTTGATTTACCTAATGACTTTTTAGAAGCAACACAAATCTTCATTGATAGTAACCCTAATAAAGTTTTAAACTATGTTAATGCAAATCAGATTGAATTAGAGAATACACAAGAATCAAGTGGTACTCCTTCTCAATACACCATTACAGGTGATGAGTTTCAATTATCCCCTATTCCTGATTCTAGTTATACCTTAAAGATTTCTTACTATGCGAAGATACCCGCATTATCAACATCAAATACTTCTAATTATTTATTATTAAGTTACCCTCAAGTTTACTTATATGGTTCTTTATTAGAAGCACAACCTTATATTGTAAATGATGAAAGAATAACAGTTTGGATGAGTCTCTTTAATGAGGCGGTTCAATTAATTAATCGTGATGATGAGCAAGGCAGATACTCTGGTAGAACTGCTTTTGCAATGAAGAACGATACAGCAAACCCATAAGGAGAAATAAACAATGTCTGCAGCAAGTGATTATTTAGAGAATAAAGTCCTAGATCATTTTTTAGGTACTGCCTCTACAACTGCTCCGACTAATGTTTATGTCGCATTATTTACTGCTGATCCTACTGATGCTGATAGTGGTACAGAAGTTACAACTTCTGGTACTGCTTATGCTAGACAAACAGCTACTTTTAGTGCTGCCTCCAGTGGATCAACTTCAAACAGTGCTGATATAGAATTTAGTCAAGCAACAGCAAACTACGGAACTGTTACGCACTTCGGAATATACGATGCGTCAACAGCTGGTAACTTATTGTTTCATGGTGCTTTAACAAGCTCTAAAACAATAGAAACAGGAGACGTATTTAAAATCGCATCTGGTAACCTAACAATTACAGTAGCATAATGTTATGGCAGATCGAACAGGCCCATTTACTCTTGAAGAAATAAATACCCTTTTTGGGTACACATCCTTAGATGCATTACCCTATTCATTAGATAATGATATTTGGCAAACTGCCACCATCTTTGATGGCAGTGCTTCGGCCTCTTCTGTTGCTTCTGCCACAGCATTCCCTTCGGTTATAAAAACTATAACCGAAACTATTAATGCAGTTGCAAGTACAACTTGTAATGCAATTGCTGTTTTATCAGGAAGTTCGAGTATTAGTGTTGCTGCTTCCGTTTCAATAGCTTATCAAAGAGTAAGAGATGCTGCCGCTTCTATTAGTAGTGTAGTAACGACAACAATTCTTGCCTATATTGCTATTTTAGCTAGTGCTAGTGTTAATGTTGTAGCATCTACCAATATCAGTTTTATTAGAATTAGAAACATTACTTTATCTATTTCAAGTGCTGCTTCAGTATCGATTGCTTACGCAAGAATTAGAGATGCTGCATCTAGCGTTAGTAGTGCAGTTACCACATCATTAGATGTGATTAGACAACGAATAGCAGATTCTTCTGTTAATGTTGTTGTTAGTTTTAGTATCTTAGCTGGTATCGTTGCTTCTGCTTTAGCTTCTATTAGTTCTGCTGTTACAACCAGTGTTTTAGGAAGTGCTATATTTCAAATGGTTAACAAAACCATTAACACTATTATCAGTGCTACAAACAATGGTGTGATAAAAGGAGAATACCCTATCTTAGAAAGTGGTGCAGAAACATATACAACATTGACTTCTTCTAATACAGAGACTTACACAGAATTAACATCAAGTGCTAGTGAAACTTATACTGATCTAACATCTGATGAAACAGAATCATATAGTGATATAATCAGTTCAAACACAGAAACCTATGAGGAATTAAATAATGCCGTTTATTAAATTTGGAGAATTATTACCTGACTTACCAGCCTACAGAAATCCTGGATGTTTACAGGCTAATAATGTTATTTCTTATGGGGATGGGTATAAACCTTTTAATACTATTGCTACATTCTCTAATGCCTTAACAAATAGAGCACAAGGATTTGCTAATCTTGTTGCTGTTGATGGAAGTAGAAAAATATTTGCTGGTGATTCTTCTAAATTATACCAGTTAAGTAATTCTACTTTTAGTGATGTTTCTAAATCAGGTGGATATACTGTATCTCAATTTGACCAATGGAAATTTACAATCTTTGGTAATACTGTTATTGCTGCTTCATTAGGACAAAATTTACAAAAATTTGTTATTGGTACAGATACTGTATTTTCTGATTTAACATCTATTCAAGCAAAGTTTTTAACTGTAGTTAAAGATTTTGTTTTTACAGGATATAATTCAGATCAATCTCAAAGAGTTCGTTGGTCTGCTTTAAATGATCCAACTGACTGGTCACCTTCTCAAGCAACTCAAGCTGACTATCAAGACTTAGTAGGAGATCATGGCCCTGTTACTGGAATTAATGGTGGTGAATTTTTAACTGTATTTATGCAAAGTGCAATCTTTCGAGGGGATTATGTTGGTACTCCTTTAATATTTCAGTTTACTAAAGTCAATAATACTCATGGTGCAAGTCAACCAGGTAGTGTTTGTAGTTTAGGTCATTTGAGTTATTATCTTTCAGAAGATGGTTTCTATATGTTTGATGGTAGAGTCTCTACACCGATTGGTGCAAACAAAATTAATAAGTATTTCTTTGATGATTATAATATTGCTTATGCTGATAGAATTTGTAGTTCTATTGATCCACTAAACAATTTAATTGTATGGGCTTATGCTTCTAATGAATCGGATGGTGTGTTAGATAAATTAATTATGTATAACTACACAACTCAAAGATGGACTACAGCAGATGTTAGTTTACAAATGTTAGGTCAAGCACAAACACCTGGATATACTTTAGAACAGATGGATGACATTGATAGTAGTATTGATAACCAAACAGTTTCTTTTGACTCTCCTCTTTGGGCTGGAGGTAGAATAACCTTCTCTGCTTTTGACAATAATAAAAAATTAGGTGTCTTTACCGAAGCTCCTAATACTGCTTCTTTTACAACAGGTGAATTAGATATGGAAGGAAGAAGATCTTCTATTAGAAATATTCGCCCTATTATTGATGGTGGCACTGTAACAGTTCAAGTAGGCTCAAGAGATAAACAAGGAGGAACTGTTAGTTATGGAAGTACAGTTTCTTTAACAGCTTCAGGAGATGCTCCTGTTAGAAAGACAGGAAGATATCATCGTTTTAAAACAAACATTACAGGAAGTTTTACTAACTCTTATGGAGTTGAAGTAGAATTAGTTGCTGAAGGTAAAAGATAATGCCTACTTATAACTATCTTAGCGTACCTACTTATATGCAAGATAAAGACGAGCATCTTCGTCAAGCGGCTAATGCTATTAATGGATTAAGAGATGGAAAGATTAACTCTACAGGAGAGGTTACTTTAACCAATAGTAGTACAACGACTACCTTAACAGACGCAAGAATAGGTGGAGATAGCATCATATTCTTAATGCCTGTTAGTAGTGACTCTGCATCAGAAAACTGGTATATTACAGGGATAGGAGATGGTACAGCAACAATTAACCATTCTTCTGCTGCAACAACTAGAACTTTTAAATATGCCATATTCGGATAACGTCTGTGTACAAGTACCACCAGTAGATTTAGATATAGTTTGGCCACAAGTTGAACCCCAAATATCAAGAGCTCTCGAAGGATCGTATAGTTCTTATGATATAATGAAGTCTATAAAGGAAAATCGGATGCAACTATGGATTAGTTGGAACGATGGTATAGAAGCCTCCTTTGTTACTGAAGTTTGTGATTATCCTCAAATAAGGGTAATGAGATGGGTTTTAGCTGGTGGTTCAAATATAGAGAACTGGCTCAATCCGATGAAGGAAAAAGTAGAGAGCTGGGCTAAAAAGAATAATTGCCAACGATTAGAGATTGTTGGAAGGAAAGGATGGACAAAAATCTTGAGAGACTATGAACCTCAAGCAGTATATTTTGTAAAGGAAATAAAATGAGTAAAGGATCAGCACAACAATTACAGACAGGAACATTAACCCAAGATCCGTCTGCACTAACTAAACCCTATTATAAAGAGGCTTTAAAAGAAGCACAAAGACTCTTTCAATCAGGAGCACCACAGTTTTTCCCAGAGGCTACTTATGTACCTTTATCTGGTCAAACAGAAGCAGCTCTTAAACTTCAAGAAGAAAGAGCATTAGCAGGTAGCCCATTATTAAAACAAGCACAAGGACAAGTAGGCGACATTTTAAGTGGTAAATTTCTTGATCCAGAATCTAACCCTTATTTAAAAGCCGCTTATGAAAAAGCTGCAGGATCTGCTCAAGGAACTTTAGGTTCTCAATTTGCTAGTGCTGGTCGTTATGGTTCAGGTGCAATGGCAGAAACTGCTGGTAAAAGATATGGAGACATCGCTACTGATATTTATGGTGGTGCTTATGAAAGAGAAAGACAAAGACAAATGTCTGCACTTGGTATGGCTCCTGGTCTTGCCCAAGCAGACTATTACGATATTCAACAATTAGGAAATGTTGGTCAACAAAGAGAAGCATTTGAAGAAGCTAAATTAGCAGATGCAATGAATCGATTTAACTTTGAACAACAAAAACCTTTTAATAAATTAAGTCAATATATGTCATATCTAGGTATGACACCAGGATATACACAAACATCAAGTCAACCAATTTTTAGAAGTCCAGGTGCTAACCTTTTAGGTGGTGCTTTAGGTGGTGCTCAACTAGGTAGCTTAATGGGATTTAGCCCTTGGGGTATGGGTGCAGCAGCACTTGGTGGTGGACTACTAGCAGGAGCTTATTAATGGCAAGTATCTTAGACTTAATGATGCAGCAAGAAGCTGCAAAAATTTTAAGTGACTATAGTAAACCTTCTGGTGGTGGTTTGCTAGGCCAACCTCAATCAAAATTACAAGCTGGTTTATTAGGTGCGTTAAAAGGCATTCAACCTTATATGGGTTATAGCACAACACCTATTTCTTTTGGTCAAGCAGCAGTTGGTGCTTTAACAGGTGGTGCTCAAGGATTACAAGGATATGAACAAGATTTAAGAAAGCAAAGTTTAGAAAAATTAGGAGTATTAGGTTCTTTAAAAGATGTTCTTCAACCACCCCCTCCCGGTTCTGTTAAAGTTGTTGATGCTAGAACAGGTAAACCTGGATTTGTTCCTA